CTAACAATTTTTTTGTTACTGGTATCAATTGGTATAAACCATCATTTAGAATAATTAATTCCATTTATTCTTTCATGTCCATTCCAACTCTTGTACCATAAGAAATAATTTTCTTGATCCCTGGTCCCTGTAACTCGATACTTGCATAAGGTCTCCATGCTTTCTTAATCAAATTTAATTCTAATACAAGGTTAGACCACTGCTTCTGTGTTATATCTTTACCTACTATAGTTATTTTTTTCATAATCACCTTTCTATCTTTCTATATAGTATGTTATGGGATGTTTGTCAACGCCCTTGTCGATTATATTTTTTATAGCTTCTTTTCTTATGTTTATTCATACTAGAAAACTTAGGTTTTTTTCTCTGAGTTATACTAGTTTTTTTAGGTATTCTTTCGTGAGGTAATTTATTAGTATCAAACTTTATACGAGCCATTATTCAATCCACTCTTTTACAAAAGGCACACCACCATCATCACGTGTTGTTATCACAGGTAAGTAAGTTATCTTTCCATTTACATGTTGCTGTAGATCTGCACCACAATTCATGCATCTATATAATTCAGGTGTTAATCCAACTAACATAGTTAACTCGGTGCATGTAGGGCATTCACCATTTACAATCTCTGCAGATACTTTCATTAATCTAATATTAACTTCTTTATAGATAAAGATCCATCGATATTTTTTTCGAGCTCAGCCATCGACTTTATGCACTGGTACTGAACTTGTTTTTTCGTATCACGCATTGCGACACGTTTGCCTTTTAAGCATTGAGACATCGACTCTTGTATTCTGTGTTCCTTGATCTCTCCGTTGACAATCATAAGAAGAGCCACTATCATTTCTGTCATAAAATTTTACCTTTGTTTTCCCCTTCTTTGATAACATATTTTTGTGTACCATGCTTGCCAATTTCTACTTCTTTTTTCAATTCTTTTGCTAATTTTGCAGCTTTATTTTCTTTATTTATCTGCGCGATATGATCTAAAACTTTTCTATTAATGCGTCCCGTTGCCATTTTGTCTTACCTTATCTTTAAGTGTTTCAATGTCAGCCAAAGCTTTATCTAATTGTTCTCTTAAAAATTCTATGTTGACTTTGTTAGTCATATTCATCTCTTGAGTTTCTTCCATTTTCTCGACACTTTTATAAAGATCCTCAATTAAAAAATGTTGCTCCTGGTCCGTGGGCACTTGTTCAGATTTTTTTAATAAATCATTTTCAAACAATTCACGTGATGTCTCTAACGATACCAACCTCGCCGTCAGCTCCGTATAAGCGAAGACGCCCATTGCGACGAGCACGATCAGGCTAGCTACCGTCTTCATCGGCATCTGCACGCGTGCCTCTTCTCCGATGTTTAATGGTTTATTTGCCATTTCTTCTTTTTTTCATCTTATCCCTAAAATTTTGTCTCTTAGGTGTAAATAATTTTCCCATCCACGCAAATAAATTATCTAGCGCTGAAAAACATCTATATATAAATCTATCAATCATTTAGGCACGTACCCTGGTTCCACAAAAAGAGCCATTATGACAAGTAATATAATTAATATTCCGGTGAAATAATAATTCATTCCTGGCCACCTCTATTGTCATAACTAGAATATAACGGCCCCTAACACAAAACCAACTGCAGCACAGATTATCTCTGTTCTGTAGTGTAATTGCCAGACCATAAATTTTTCTTTGTATTTATTTATCATTGTCTTCCTCCAAGTTTCTCAACTGATAGTCATAACTGCCTTCTTCATGTTCATCAGTTATCCATTTAGCTGAGTTTTCTACGGAGTATATCTTACTTGTAACAAGTCTGTTAATCAAGTTTTTTGATGGGTCTACACCCATTGATGCATCAAACATTTTAAGCCTATTATTAGGCTGTATTGCAAAGTTTCCATCCTCTAATTGCAGTACATGACCGCATTTATGCTGGTCCGGTTTCTCTGCATAACCAAAATTTAACTCATTGAAGTCACCTGCGCACCAGTCAATAGTAAATAAATATTTGCCTTTACGTTTTACTTTACGTCTTGATGTGTATTGCATTGTTGCACCAGCTAACTCATAAAAAGTTGTGACGCTTACGTTATAGCTAAAGCTGTCCCACATAACTAATTCATCCAGTGGTAATTCTTTTACACCTGGTTTAGTACAGAAAGCTGAGATAGGTGCTCGCCACCATAGACCCCCATCTTCCATTAGGAAATGAAACAAAGGTACTCTGTTTGGTATAGAACTAAAACCAAATACACCTACTTCAAAATATTTATCGTGTGAATCTTTTTGATCTCTTAAGTAATTACCTCTGACATAACATTCTATGACAGGTATGTTTGCATTTAAATAAGCCATTAACTATTTATTTCCCCCCAATTTTCTCCCCATTCATAATCAACTTTGTTTGGTACTTCCAGACTAACAGCATGTTCCATAATTTCAATTATCTTTTTTGCCTGTGCGTCATTCTCTATTGATAGATCTAATTCATCGTGTATTTGAATATGCGGTATAATTCCTTCTTTATATAATTCTAACATAGATTTTTTTGTCATGTCTGCTGCACTACCTTGAATTAATTTGTTCAATGCTTTATAAGTATATGCTCTTTTTATCCCTGGTCCGTGTTCCGCCAACGCATCTTCATGTGTCATAGCTTTATGCATACCGAAACTGTTTGGTTCCCACAAGTGAAACCTACATAGTCTGCCAAGTAAAGTTCTTATCTGGCCTCTGTCTTGCGCTCTGTTAGATGCTTTGTCCATTAGTTGTTTTACAAACGGTACTTTTGCGTGATACGTATTAAATAAATCTGCAGCTTTGTCTTTACTAACACCTAACTCTGCTTGTAGTTTAGCTTTACCCATACCATAAAATAATCCTAGGTTAATTGTTTTAGCTTGTGTTCTTGGTATCTCTGCCATGTCTGCTACAGTTTGGTGAAAGTCTGCGTTAGGATCTGATTCATAAGAATCAACTACATCATACACTGATGGTAGTTTATATAATGCTGCGTAGTGTACAACAAGACGAGGCTCTTGTTGTGAATAGTCAAAGACTCCCCACTTACAACCTTCTTCTGGTATAAATAAAGATCTTATTTTAGGACCTAAGTCTTTGTTACGTGCAGGTATCTGTTGTAGATTTGGATTCTGGTAGGAGAACCTACCAGTAACCGTGCCACCCCCAGCGTTTCTTAATTGATTTATCTCTGCGTGAATTCTACCTTTGTGTTCGTATCTAAGAATAGAATCTATAAAAGTTGTATGCGCTTTGTTTACTTCTCTTGCCTTTGCAATCATATTTACAACAGGGTGCTTGTGTTCTTGTAAAAAGTTTTTTGTAAATGATGGTGCTTGTGTTTTTTCTGTTCTTTCAAATGGTATTTTTAAATTTTCAAATACATCTGCTATACTACTTGCCGCCCATATCTGTGGACGTACATTAGTTTCTTTTTCAATTGCATTTAATAAACCATTCTCTTCATTGATTAATTCTTTTTTTAGTGAGTGTGCTCTCTCTACATCTACACGTACACCTTTGAATCTCATGTCAACCAGACATGGAAATAAATCTGTTTCTAACTCCATAATAGATTGTAGGTCTTGTGCTATAATTTCTTTTTTCATCTCTTGCCACAAACCATACGTTGCTTCTGCATCTCTTTCAGCATAGCTACCAACATTTAGTGATGGCAGTTTATACATTTCAGATTTTGGATCTATACCCCACTCAGCTGCTGCCTCCGCAAGTGCTGCTTCGTTTTTACCAAAACCTAAATACTTCCATGACAAACTATTGAGATCATATCTAAATCTATTTTCATCAGTCACAGCTGCCGCTATCATTGTGTCAACAATCATACCATTAATTGTTAGACCCATAGCTCTTATCCAACACACATCATACATTGCATTGTGAAATATTTTTGTAGAATCTGTTTTAAGAATATCTTGAAACCATTCTAAAACTTTATTACGATCCATGTTACCACCACCTTCATGTGCAATAGGAAAGTATCCTTTGTAATGTGCAGTTGCTACAGCTATTCCTATAACTTCTCCATTACCTATTATAGATCCAGATCCCTTTTTAATTAAGTCTGGGTCTTTTGTCTCTAAGTCAATTGCAATTTCGTCAACCTGTCTTAGGTCAGGAAATTCTTTAGGTATAACCCATTCTGTTTGTGCGCTAAAGGTAGGTATCTTCATTTTGTTTCCTTTTGATATACGTGGTTAATTTGTATTTGTTTTGTTAGTTTATCTTTGTTGCTAAATGCATACAAAGCAGCGTTGTAGTTGTGTGGAAATATTTCCCAGTCAACTAGTCGTGGATATATTTCTAAATTAAATTTATGTTTATCTATTTTAATAGTTTTTCTAATTACACTTCTTTTCATATCAAGTAACACAAAACTAATAGACACGTAAACAAACCCATGTAATGTGGTATGTGGTTATTTGGTTCCATAGTCCCTTTCTTTTATCATTTCTAAATAATGTATTGCTTTATCTATATCTTCTATTCCCCCTTTGCGAGAATGTCTGCATATGTATTTTATAGCATTCCCTTCTGCAAAAAGCAATTTGTTCTTATTTATAAACTCTGCCGGCTGTATTTCCATATACATGTAATGAGTTCCCGAAACTTGTTTATGTAATGCTTTCGATGTCATAACCTTTGTCCTCCTGTTTAGCTGTCATTATATATAAATTTTGTTTTGTACGTGTAACTCCAACGTACCAAACTCTGTGCTCTTCATCGTGTTTGTCTTCGCTCTTGTCCACTGCTTCTCTTATTTTTTTTGTGTTATCTAAAATAATTAAAACATTTGTTGCTTCCCCACCTTTTGCTGCATGTATTGTAGACAGCTTTACTCTTGCAGGTTTAGATAGTTGTTCTTCACCACGTAGCATTTCTCTAATGTACAAACATTCTTCGTAGTCTTGTGTAAACACTTCATACCAATCATGTGATTTTAAATGATCAAACTCTGATAGATCATACATTCTTTCTTCTGTAGGAAAAGGATCTGGACTTTGTCCTGTCTGTTCTAAAACATCTTTTACTTCAGATAGAGATAATAAATCTCCTTGTTGCCATCTTGTGTAATGTTTTACTGCTGTATACAATCTTGTCTTATAACTCTTTCTACCTTTTAATTCAAAGTAAATAGCCATATCTTTTAAAACAGATTTTAATTTATTTAATTTGTCATTAGTTCTAGATAAAATTAACCAATCACCTTCATACAAAGGTGCATCTTCTATTGCCGTTATATGTTCCACGGTCCCTGATTCCGGACGCGGTGCCCATGTTTTTTTAATACGCCTATCATCTGGTATGCGACTTAGTATTTGATCGGCAACAAATTGCACTTGTTGTGGCACCCTGTAAGATTGTGGCAAAACTATGTTTTTTGCAGGCTCATCTTGAAATCGTTGTACATCTGCACCTGCCCAACCATAAATGGCTTGATCATCATCACCGGCTAGTATAACATGTTTAGAGTTTTTCTTAAGTATATCGTACATTTTCCACTGTATTGGCGATAAATCTTGCGCTTCATCTATAAATATTACATCATATTTCGGACACAATTCGGCCACATTAAATTTTTCGATCATGTCGGTAAAGTCTACTAGACCATAAGCTTGTTTATAATTTTCTACTTCTTCTTTTAAAATTTGTAATAGATGTTTGTCTATGTCTTCTGAATACATGTCGGTGTTGTATTCTTCTTCTACAGTTACATTCTTTATTCTTGCTGCATTAATTATATTAAAATATTCACTATCGGAATCTACAAAACCTGTCTTCTCTTCACCGTTAGAATAAACAGTAACTTCTATTCCTAATTTACGGCCTATGTCCTGGTAGTGCTCGTCTTGCATTACATTACTTTTCTTCATACCTAGTTGTGTAAAGGCCAGTGAGTGTAGGGTTCTAAAATATTTTAAATCTTTTCTACTAAAAGCTGTGTGGTAGTCTAACATTCTATCAATAGCTTCGTTTGCTGCTTTAGTTGTGAATGCAAAATATCCTATCTTATCAATAGGTGTACCTAATTTAACAAATGTTTTTACATACTTAATAAGTTTAGTTGTCTTACCTGTACCTGGTGGACCTAAGATTTTTCTAACAGCTTTCATTTCTTTTGTCCTTTTATTATATGTTTTATTAAAGTAGTTGTAGGATTAAATTTATCATCAATGTATGAACAACCTGTTAGGAGTGTTAAAATTATTAAATACTTCGCCACTACATTATCTCCGTGTTGTGTTTTATTTTTGTGTGATTAATTTTTATATCTTTGAATTGTTCTATACTTATGCAAACTATGTTCTTCGTAGGGGTATTGTATTTATTTTTTACTGTGCTTGGATATCTTTTTTGTTCTAAAAATTGTATGTCACAATGTTTGTAATTAGTTTTCATCATAACACCTGTTTTGTCTTCACCATGTTTCCAGTTCTTAGATTTTAGTTTGTCATAAAATTTATCAAACTTAAAGTATGCGTAACCATCTTCTACTAATACTGTGCCAGATTTAAATGATGCATCGTTCATAGCTTTAGGTCCATTTATTTTTGCATGCAATACATCATGTAATTTTTCTCTCGGTGATGTACCTACTGGTGGATTAATTATTTTTTGTGTTTGAAACAAAGCTTCTAAAACTGTTTGATCTTCTGGTGCTTTTATAATTGGTGGTGGAAACCCTGCAGCTTTTGCTATTGAGTTTCTACGTTTACGTTGGTCTGTTACGTGTTCGATTGTTTTACAATGCACTGTTGCCTTACCAATACCATCTGGTTTAGTAACATCAAATTCATATTCTGGATCTGGTTCTATATCTATCTTTCTTAAGTTTGTTAATACAGGATACTGTCCTTTTGATCCTGCCAGTATACCAAATTTCTTTTTAACACAGATACCCTTTTTACAAAAATCACTAATAGGACTTTGATTACAAGTGTAACCTTTTTCTGATCTGTTCCATGATCTTGTTTTTTGTTTTAATTTATTATCATCCCATGCGTTAGCGTGTTCTCTTGCAAAGTATTTTACTGGTGCATTTTTTACTTTCTGTTCCCAATTGTCTGGGTATTTCATTTTAACAAACACATGGTAGTTATACATAAATCTGTCCTTACCATCAAAATTAGATTGATTAGATATTTTAGATATCAATCCAAGACAAGGAGGTCCTTCAACAAAATCTTCATCTACACCTTCCATAGATTGTTTTTCCATATCTTCTGTAATAGTTTTTAATTCATCTGCACTGGTTGTATTTGCATCTACAACTTTTATAAATTGTTCTAATGTAAAAAATGTACCATCAATATTAACAGCACGTCTTTCTCCGCCATAATATGGTAGATTTATAAATTGTCCTGGTTTTAAAATCCCTGTTTCCGGATCCTTTGTTAGTTGTGTTTGTTTAGGAAATATTTCACAGTCTGGTTTAAGATTAAATATAGGTAGTAGGTTACTTAAGAATGATACAATAACTGTTGATTGTACAAATTCATTCATAAACAAATATAAATGTAGTCCACCGCTCTTAGACTCAACCGGCACCAATGGTAGTTTATATTCTTGAATAGTTTCTAAATAAAATTTTTTGTCAAAGTCTTCATATTGTTTAGGATCTACATCTATGACTCCAAATACAGCAGTCCCTTTTTCATTGGTAGGCTGTATGCCAACAGATATGTTTCCGTTTAAATGTTCTTGATAAATTGCGTCAGTAAATTCTTCATAGTTCCATCTGTATACAGGTTTCTTCTTACCACTTTCTGGATCAATAATGGCGTTAGTCCAATCTGCGATACCATACGCATGTCTATAGCCATTAAATATCTTTATATATTCTTGCATAATTATCCTGTCTACATGGGCCACTCAGTCTCCCAATTGGCCCATGCTGTGCACTTATTCTCTTAGAGAATTATATAATGCTTTTACTTTCCGCTGGTTTTTCTTCACCATGCTTCGCTTTCACTGCACCTTTAGAGATGTTTTCAGAAAACGATTTAGCTTGTTGATAAAGACTTGCGTCAGTAATAGGACCAACTTTACTTACTTCCCAACCAAACCAAGTG